GACGGTGACGCATTTCTACGTCAACGCCTTTTTGAAGATAACCATTCAATAACGGTTCGACGGCAATGGTTCTATCAACCAGAGTCGTCTTGGGCACAGTAACGATTTTGTTGTAGTACACTGGCTGCACCCTTTTGAAAAGAACCTTACGGAACTCATCGGGGTCCATGCAAACAGGACGAGCGGTACCCGGGAGCTTCAAAAGAAACTCCCAGAGATGCTCATCCTGAATCATAGAAGCGGCAGCAAATGGTAGGGCACTTGGGGTGCAAGTCCACTTCACTGACATTAGTTTCCGTGCCAGATTAGTGGATTGACCGTGCACCCCAATTGACGCCCCAGGCCCGAAACTGCACTTGCTGTAGATAGAAGGTAAATCAGGGCTTTCACCCAGAACCCTTCGAATCTGTTGAGCCATCTTTTGTAAGGTAGGCTCCAGCAAAGCTACGCGACTCGAAGAGCCACGGAGCTTCAAGTTGTACCTTCTGCAGCGTTCCTCTGCAAGCAGAAACTTCTTCATCGCTTGAGCTAGAGCAAAAGGCTTTAACTCAGGTGACGGGAAGGGGTACGACTTAATGAGTGCAGACAACTGACTCGCAGAATAAACAAATTCTGCAGTGGCTAGTTCTACACCACTAAATGAGTCAACTACCTCGATTAGAGTCTTAAAGTCTCGGGCCCTTAAAAGACCCAGAACCTTATTTCTCACCTCGAGGGGGTAGGCCTCTACAAAGAGCTCGATCACCTTTTGGTAAATTTCAAAAGGCTTTCGTGAAAGCTCTCTGTCGAACCGACGAACATTTTGTTCCACGATACGACGTTTGGAAGACATTATGTTTTCCTTTCGGGTGTGGTTTCTCCCCGTTTCTCATTGGGGAAACGCCGTCCTTAGCGAGCATTATGCTAACTAAGAGGATCATCAAGAACACGAGCAGGAAGACGAAGATCCGCCTGTTGTACACCACTTTTGATGTCTTAGCGGTAACCTGGACAAGTCTAGTAAAAGACGTGGCCAAGAATGCCAGTAAGACGGTCAAGATGGCGTCCATTAGTACGAAATCTTCGGCCCTTTCACGTGCGTCTTGGCGTCCGCGCCGGCGAGCCATGCTCCGAAATCGTTAAGCATGGAATCGATGTCCGCACTTGCCGCGCCGACGGGAACCGAAACACCGATCGTCAGGATGCTGTCCCCAGTTGGGGTCAGTGCTCCTGTTAAGGTCAGTGTTCTGGTCATCTTCAGCTGGGTGCGACTGACGCCACTGAACGTTGTGGTTGGTTTCGGTGACACGCGGGACAACTGAAGGTCATCTTTGACCGACAGAGTCTTTGCAGCACCGATATAACCGACAGCGTCCACGCCGAATTTATCGGCGGTGTACGTCTTTGCATTGAGAACAAGAGACATCGGGATAACTCCCTAAAAGTCCAACTCGTTAATCTAAGGCCCGATTAGGCCTTAAAGATTCTCCCGAGCTGTTGGAGAGCAAGCGCAAAGCTATCAAGCCCACGGACGTCAGAAAAGACGTTCCCGAGTGCTTGCGGCTTAAACGCTAGAGAGGGAAATGGCAGACCCACAACACGCGACTTCGAAAGGAAAGTCGCGACGCGTGTGCCTGTTGCACCTCTCACGACAGAGATACCTGAACCAGGGGAAGTAGTCGTGCCTAACATTTCTATTAGGCGTCGCTGCTCCCTCTGGATAGTATACCAGGTACCTAGCGGACTCTTCGTAAGGGCAGGCGAAATAGCTGTCAGAAAACTACCGACATTAACGAACCAATCAGCAACGAAGCTGAAAGGCACGAGTTCCCAAGGAAGGGCAAGCATTCCGCTTGCGTCCACACCTAGGGAAGTCCGTAGAGAGACGAGCTCCTCTATAAGGATCCCCGCTCTGATGTTAATTACATCAGATTGGGACTCCCGACATTGGTGCACCATCCCCTGATCTGGCAGGTCAAAGGGTATCGAATTGGACCTATTGAGGTTATATTTACCCCGATAAGTTTTCCGTTTCTTTACCCTAATTTCGTTTAATGCCTTTACTACGCTGTTTACAGAGGACACCAAGGGACGAATCCCGTAGCGGTACTGTAGCCACAATCCAGTCGCAGTCTGCAGTGCTCCTTGGCCTACGTTACTAACCAACCGCGCCTTCCTAGAGTTTTTAATCGCTCTGAGAAGGGGTTGGATAGCCGACATAGGTTGACGGAACATTGCCAGAGTCTGGCGCATTTCGCCTATATCCGTTAGGATTTGGGCGTCATTACCATTGCTCTGAGACCAGGCCTGTGTAGCGGCAACGTTGATAGCAGACTTCATTTCGGAGTCTGAAAACAGGGAAATTGGCGTCGCGTGTTGACCTCCCAACATTGGGTTCGTAAAATACAACGGCCCATTGATGGAATCTTCACGGTGGACGTGGGTGGCAAGACAGGATTCGAAGTCGGATCGGGCTCTCCAGCCCTCACCGGAAACTTCGTGATTCTCTGTGACACTCGAGTAGGGGGAGAGAATAATTTCTCCACTCCTACTCCTTTTCCTGTACCCTGGAGACACCACATCTTCAGTCGTGGTTAAGGACCCAACAAGGAGCCCAGTATTGTCTGAGAAGTTACTTACGAAAGGAGTATTACAATCCAAATCGTAAGTCTCCCAGCCGTACACGGGCCCAAAGGTGAGTCCACCACGGGATCTGATGCGATGATATGACCTTACGGTCATGTGTTTCTCCAGAGTTCAACCAGCGTTATAGAAATCCCCTCGCTTACGCTAGGGGCTCTTAGTGGTTGTCAAACCACTAGGTGAAGACCGATTCATGGGGTGCTAAACCCACTTCAAGAGTCACACACCTCGCTTCTTCGCACGTGATTTCGGGAGAGCGAACGAGAACAAGCTGCTGACGAACGAGAAATTTTAACTCGCTAATCAATAGCTTATTCAGATGTTCGCTACTCGGGCACACTGTTGTGTACCCGAGTAATTTAAGTGTCACATCGAGCCCCTTCAGAAGGCAAATCAGGTCATGTCTTTCGACACGCCTGAAAAGACCAACAGGGGTGGGCGAAGTGTTTATCACTTATTCTCTCCCTATTTCACGAGCAAGGGAAGACTCAAACAGAGCGACTTCACGGATCACGGTATACTCCACAAACAAGTGGGGTATCGTCAATCCAAAAAGTTCAGCTGCTTGCACTTTCTTGGAGGGAAATAACTTCTCGCCACGTAATGCAACTAAACTAGCCCGATACCGGATCACAGCCTCCACAAGGGAGGAATGTAACCTAACATCGGCTTTGTTTACAGCTGACAAGCTCATCTGAGTACTCC